GTCTCAAGAACTTCCCGGAACTTCGCGCCAAATTTGTCGTCCCACTGGTCGAATCTTTCCTTAAACTCTTCCCCAAGCCAGAAAACCCTCACTCACGCGTTGAACCCCTCGAGTCAGCACGTCCTCTCTTCGCCCCTGACATCCCTCGGATCGACGCCGTCGACCTTGCTCGACTCCAAGACTGGCTGAGAACTGGCCACACGGATATGCTATTTGAGACGACCGCCATCGCCCTCTATCGTTTCGCAGGCCACCAGAACCCTATCGTCATCGTCACAAATGCCCCTGAATACGCTAGCCACGAGGAACCGATTCCCGCCGAGTCTGCGAACACGATCCACCTCTCGATCCGCGGCTGGAATCGACAGTTAGGCCTCGGGACCGACTACAGCGGCCACACCCTCGCCTACTTCGACACCGCCGCCGGACACGCCGAGTACTTCACCGTCGACCCCAAACTCCCCTTCGAGATCCTCGACCCTCCCCCTCCCTCTGACGCTCCTGAGTATCTCGCACCCATCGCCGGGCCCGCTCTCCCGCCCGCTGTCCCCGATCGTGCCGAGACCGAACCTCCGGGAACCCCGTCAACCTCACCTAGCTCCCCTCCCCTGCCTCCGGCCCCCTCTCCCCCCGCGCCCCCTCAGCCCACCTGTCCCGTTCACTTGCTTAACGGCGGGCTTCCTGCAGACTGTCCTGAACCTATTTTCACCCTTGCGGCCACGGAACCCCCCCGCGAACTTAACCCTCTCCCTCAGCCCACCCTCTTTCTCGATCACCGGCGTGGAGACCGGTTCGTGCGCGACACTTCCGGACTAATCTGCGGGCGCATGGAGACTTACCTCACGTGCTCCGACCCCCTCGACTTCGCTCGCGAGCTTGGCCTTTACCCCTCTGAACTCGGCGCCCTCATCCAGGCCTGGTACCCCGTGGACGAACTCCTCTGCCTCCACGAGAGGAACCCCAAGATCGCATCCCTCTACGACAGCCCCCACCTCGAGTCCACCCTCGCCCCTACCCATGGCTTCGAGCGTTCCGGCGAGCGCTCCACCCGGCTCAATCCGAGCCACTTCCCCTCCTTCCCTGCGGCTCGCGGCTCGCTTCAAGCGAGGGACCACGCCGAGTGGAAGACGCGTTGGACGGGCCTCTCCTTCCAGAAGGGCGAAGTCATATTCCAGCACGCTGAACCCCACGCTATTGGACCAGACTTTCTTGCTGCACTCTCAGGCGAAAAGATCAACCAACCTGAGAAGAAAGTCCCCTATAGCCACCCCGGACTCCGCTTCCTCGCTGACCGCGCAAACGGGCTCATGCTTGCGGACGCATTCCAACACGTGGCTCGCGATGGCCGCGGTTTCGTTTTCGAACACGCCGCCAAATACCACAAGACGGAGGCCTGGATCGCCGGAGAGAGCGCTTTCATTTCGGCCTACCGCTACAGCCGCCCCGTGCTCGACGCCAATCTCGACCGTGCCTATCGCGACAAGCATCCTGTCTTCCTCCCCGAATGCGCCCAGCTCATCGAGAGCGACTTCAGGGACGTCCTCTCGAAGAGTCAGAACTCCAGCCACCCCATCTATCACGTCGCTAACGATGTTTGTTACTATCCCGGGACTCTCGAGCACTGCACCCTCCTTCGGCCCGACGACCGACTCCTCTTCTCCTTGCAGACGATTCCCCCTAAACCAGGACGCTACTACTACTACGATCACGAAGGGTACGTCGAGATCGAGGGATCAGAGATCCGGAACTTCCCCAAAGGCAACGGCCGCGGCTACAGCCACCCAATTCGACTCTTCCCCGAGCAGCCCGAGAGTTACGAACTCCCCGACGGCTCTTACTTGAACGTCGAGCGCACCTGGTGGCAGCCTACTGGTCCCGAGACGGGCCACGCCATCTACAGCGCGCGCCGCACTCAGAAGCCCCTCCATCCCTGCCCTGGCCCCCTCACACTTTCCACAAAACTCCCCACTCCGTTCATCGAGATCGAGCAGATGATGGAAGACCGAGTCATCGTCTCGAAGGGTCGCGAGGCCAAGGAACACTTCACCACCACGAAGGTCGTGGTGCGCCGCGTCCTTCCGGATCGAGCTTACCAGACCTGGCTCGACCGGGAGTGCGCACCCTCCTTCGAACACCTCCACGCCCAGCTCCTCCAGTCCAAGACCTGCTTGGCGAAGTACCGCCAGAAAGTTCAGGTCCCCGCCACCCCTTACAGGCTCAGCGACCAGGAAGCCTGGCTCAACTTCCTGTACTGGAACCAAACCTGCAGCGAGCGGAACGCGGAAATCGCCGCTCTAGCCAGGTGCAACGCCGCCGTCGACAGCGGCCGCAACGCTGTCAGCCGCCCCATGGGCTGGACTTTCCGGTTCCGTCTCTTCTTCCGACGCATCAGCGCTTGGCTCTCCGGTGAAGCTCTGAACGTCGTTCGCCTCAACATGCACTCCGACGACGCCAGCTACACCAGATCCCGGCGCTACCAGCTCGGTCGCTCCCAAGAACCCATCCCCGAACAAATAGTCCGCTCCCTCCACTTTGACCCCTCTCTCTCCAAGAAATTCTACCATCCCGTCGGAAACGCGAACCTCCAACTCCGCGAACGCGGTCGGGAAACTTGTTCTTGCGATCGAGGAACTTACGAGAAGGTTCTTCCCGTCCCAGACCCTGTCCACTTCGGCTCCTGCGCGTACAACATCACCGGCGCCATCTTCGCCCGCGGCTTCAACTCTCCCTCCCGTCCCGACCCTCGAGTCGCCCTCTCCTTCGGCCTTTTCACCCAAAAGATTTTTGAACTCTACGAGGACAACCTTCGCCTCGGCGCGCGCGCTCTCCAGCCCGAAGATTTTTCTATAGACGAGTTCCTCAAGGGCGTCGAGCCATCAAAGAGAAAAATTTACCGCCTCGGGCTCGAGCGCTTCCGCGAAAAACGCCGCATCAACGTGCACATGGAACTTTTTTCCAAGACCAACGAAGTCCACTACGAGGAGCTCGCCGACTGTCGCCCCCGGATGATCTTCAACCCTTCGCCCGAGATGAAGGCTGTTGGGGCCTTCTACGCTCGACTGATGATAAAACTCCTCAAACTCGTCGAACCTGGCTTCATCTCCGGCTACTCCGAACACGAACTCGGAGTCAAGATGCAACTCAACCTCCGCCACGGCCGCTTCGCTGATGAAAACTGCTACTCCTACGACGGTTCATCCCACGACGCTCACCAGCACATCAGCCTCATCCGCCACGTCGACCACCTCTTCGGCCCCTTCCTCCTCGAACTTCTCATGCTGCACCCGTCCAGCCCCTTCGACCGCGGTTACTTCCCGCCCCTCGCCAGTGCCCTTTTCGCAGAGACCTACAACTTCAGCACGAAGAACGGTTACAAGGGCCGAATCCGTGGCACCGTCTTCTCCGGCCACCCCACCCTGACCACTCTTTTTAACACTTTCCGAACGATCCTCTACAACCGCTTCGTCTTGGAGGACTTCGGTTTTGGTCGGGATGACTACTGCGTTTGGGCTTCCGGAGACGACGTCCTTTGCTGGACCCGCTGGAGAATCCCCCAGAACCTCTTCGTCCAGGCTCTCGGCAACCCTTTCGGCCCCGGTGGCCTCGGGCAGGTCGCGAAGGACTTCATGTGGGGACCGATTCAGGAACAGACCTTCCTCTCCAAGAGGTTCTATCCGGACTGCGGCGATTTCATCCCGAACCCCGACCGCCTTTTTAAAGCTGGCGCCGTGCGGAACTTCAGGGACGGACCCTCCCGCGAGGAACATTGCCTCGCCATGCTCCTGACCCTCCGCTTTCTCCCCCCTTCCATCCAGGAACTCGTCGCTTCCCGCTTTGAACCCGGTTCCTATGATGCCGACCCTACTCGCACAGCCCGAGCCCTCGACCGCGAGTACTCCTGGCGCCAACGCCTCAAGAACCCCGTCTCCCGTGAATCCCCCGCCGCCCTCGCCTTCTTTCTCCAGAGCCCCTGGTTCAAGACCACCGTCGAAAGTCGCCTCCCATCTCTGCCAACTTCTCGCAAAATTATAGAGATGAAACACCTTGAAACCGTGGCGAAGGTCCAGACCAAGAGCGACCCTTGCGGCCCGAACTTCATCGCCCAATTCGTCAACACGGAAGCTGCTCGGGAGATCAACCTCCTCAACCAGAATCTCCAATCGCCCGCCCAGCCTCCTCCCCCACTGCCTCCTCCGCTTCCGCCTTCTTCCAGTGGGAACCTGCTCTCCGGCGTCCTCCGCCACTGTCTCGGACTACGGAAAAGCAGCACCGCCAAGCCCCGCCGCCCCCGCCGGCCCCCCCGTCCCGTCGTCATCGTGCAGAGAGCCCCGCGTGCTCCCAGGGCTACTCCTTCGACCAACCGGACGGTCATCGCCCGCCGCCCCCGCGTCCCGAAGAAGGACAAGGACAACTGGCTGCGGCGCCATCACAACGCCGAGATCCGATTCGCGCTCGGTCTCCTCGACCCCTCGGCTAAACTCGCCACGCGCTGGCCCTCCCCCGTTCCTGTCGCGACCTCCGCTCAAACCTTCAAAGGCTCGCTCACAGTGACCGCCAACGCGACCGGCAATCTTTGTGTTTACCTGTGCCCCCTGTGGACCAACTCCTCTTCCCCGTTCGGCCTCTACAGTGCCAACTCCGCTGGAGTCAACAGTACTGCCACTGCGAACGCCTGGGGCTACACAGGCAACACACCTCCGCTCGTCTCCGCCGTGAGCACAAACGCCAACACCTTCGGAGCGATGCGGATCGTCTCAGGTGAAATTCGCTTACTCGACGCGAACCCCATCACCTCTTCCTCAGGCACCGTCGTCGCCGGAGCCGTTCCATTTTCGCAGATATTTCAGTTCTACCAGACCGGCTATCCCGCCGCCCTGGTAAACTCCTTCGGCTACGACACCGTCAAGGACAGTTACGGCTCCACCCAGATCCTTCTGCGCAACGCCACCACCGGCGTGCGTTCCGTCGCCATCCCACTGTCCGAAGGTGCCGCTCTGATGCACAACGCGTACAACAATGCCACAAGCAACGCGTTGTCATCTTCCGTGGACTGGTGCGTCCCTGTGCTGTTCCTCACTAACGGAATGGCCAGTGGTACTTATACCCTCACCTACCACGTAAATGTCGAGTGCATCCCTGCCGCCGGCTACACAGATTTCCTCCCCACGGAAATAGCGCCAGGCGGCACGCCCGCTGCCGCTCTCAGCCATATCTCGAGAGTAAGCACCTCCACCATCCACGGAACAGCTCGCTCTGGCTTCCTCGGCTCTCTGGCCGACGCAGCCGAGGAGTCCTTCGTGGATATACTACAGGCCCTCAAGGGCAAGGTGATCGGCAGCGCGCTTGATGCTTTGGGCTAATGCCCATCACTTGTTTGAGTGGTCAAGTCGTCGAAAACCACTCCCGTTGGGCTATC